TTTTAGAAGATAGTCCTAACCCAGAAAAGAAAAAGAAAATATTAGAAAAGAAAAAGTTAAAACAAGATAAAGCTAAAGAGTTTTATTGTAGTAAAGTAAAAGATGAGGAGAAGTGTGGCAGTGAATAAATATGAAATAAAAGAACCAGTATGGAAAGATAATAGTATTGGTATTGCAGAATTTAGATTAAATACTAATTTGTTAGTTGATATAACTTATAAAAATAAAAATAATGAACGTGTTTTTCCAAATACGTATATTATAAAAAATCCTAATTTGACAAACAGAAGTTATCAAAATATATATGGTAAAAAAATATATAAATTTTTAATTAGTGAGTTAGAGGTGTATGATGAGGAGAAATGCGGATGATAACAACAGTAGATATAGAGACAACTTACGATAATAACTTTAATCCTTCTCCCTTTGTTCCAGAAAATAAACTAATCTCAGTGGGAATAAACGATAAGTATTATTTTTTTTATCACACAGAATTTAACGGAGACACTTCTAAAAATTTTAAAGAGGTGCAAGACTTACTAGACAATACTACTTTACTTGTTGGACATAATATAAAATTTGATTTGATGTGGATGTTAGAGGCAGGATTTAAATACAGTGGTGCCGTTTATGACACAATGATTACTGAGTATGTTTTACTACGAGGTACAAAACAATCATTAAAATTATCAGAGTGTTGTAAGCGAAGACACTTAGGAAAGAAACTTGGAGATACAATTGATAAGTACATTGAAGGTGGCAAAGATTATAGTTACATTCCTATAGATATTTTAGAAGAGTACGGAAGAAAAGATGTAGAGATAACAAGAGAGTTATATGATTCTCAACAACACAACTTACGAGAGGCAACACACCTACAAAAAAGTATTACCATGATGAATCAATTTCTTTTAGTCTTAATAGAAATGGAACGCAATGGTATTTATATTGAAACTGATTTACTTGATAAGGTAGAGAAAGAATTTACTGCGGAGTATCATCAAGTACACAACAAAATAAAAACTATAATTCAACGAGTTATGGGAGATACTCCAATTAATTTATCAAGCCCAGAACAATTATCATGGATGGTCTATAGTAAAAAAGTTGTAGATAAAAAAGTTTGGACTGAAACATTTAACATTGGCATTGATAAAAACACAGGAAGACAAAAGAAAAGAACACGACATTCTGATAGAGACTTTCAAGGTATTGTAAATAAATGGACAGAGCCAGTGTATAAAACTTCTGCAATGCAGTGTGAGACTTGTCAAGGCGTAGGCTACATACAAAAATTTAAAGTTGATGGTAACCCTTACAAAAATATGTCTAAGTGTTCTCCTTGTAATGGAGAAGGTGTAAAGTACATAGAGAGAGAACAGATAGCAGGATTTCAAATACCAACTAAGTTTGCTAACGATGTTTCTGATGGTGGATTTAAAACAGATAAAGAAACTTTAAAAAAGATTGCATCATATAACTCTGGTTTAATTAGAGAGTTTGTTGAATTAGTTACAAGGTATGGTGCATTAGAAGTATGGCTAAGTACATTTGTTAGAGGAATAAAAGATGCACTGCTTGGTAATTTTTTACACCCTGCTTTTATGCAATGCATTACAGCTACTGGAAGATTGTCTAGTAGAAACCCTAACTTTCAAAATCAACCAAGAGCAAAAACATTTCCTATACGACAAGTAATTAGGTCTAGGTTTGAAGGTGGTAAGATTATGGAAATAGATTATGCACAATTAGAATTTAGAGCCGCAGTATTTTTAGCTCAAGACAGGCAAGGCATAGAAGATATTGTTAATGGTGTAGACGTTCATCAATACACTGCAAATATTATTGGTTGTTCTAGACAAGAAGCAAAGCCACATACATTTAAACCTTTGTATGGAGGTAAGTCTGGAACAGAGAATGAAAGAAAATACTACAAAGCATTTTTAAATAAGTACAAAGACATATCTAAATGGCATACTGAATTAGAGAACAAAGCAATAAAAACAAAGATGGTTACTCTTCCCACTGGGAGGCAGTATTGTTTTCCATACATAAGAAGAATGTCTTGGGGGGCATCTAACTATCCAACACAAGTAAAGAATTATCCAGTGCAAGGATTTGCAACAGCAGATGTTGTACCTCTTGCGTGTATTAACATACACAAACTGATGAAAGAACATGGGTGTAAGAGCCTATTAATAAACACTGTTCACGACTCGATAGTAGTCGATGTGTACCCGACTGAAGTAGAAGTTCTAAGTAAAATACTAAAACAAGGATGTCTTGATGTTAAGCAGGAACTAAAGTCTAGATACGATATAGATTTTAATGTGCCTCTTGATGTAGACGTAAAGATGGGAATAGATTGGCTTAACTTAGAAGAAATTGATTGACAAGTTCTTTTAATAATCTAATCTTAAATTTTTAATGTTACCTTAAAGGAGGTATTTTATGAATGAATTATCAAACATAGACAACATGTCTAATGCTGATATTATGGCGGCCATTGGCCAGTCAAAAGGCACTAACCTTCCTCTTCTTCCCAAGCTATCTATTAATAGAGAAGCTACAGATGATGAGGGAAATCAACTCCCAGTGGGAGTATTTAGAACTTACGATACTGTAAGTGAACAAAGCGTGTTTGGAAAGCCAGTTAAGATAAGGCCTTTTATTAATGCGTTTCAATGGATGAAGTATGATGAAGAGGCTCAAGCATATTCTAATCGCTCTATAATCTTTACTGATTGGGATGCCCCCCAGTATGATATACAAGGCACAGAAAAATGTGGTAGAGTTAACAGAAAAGAATGGGACAATCTTACACCAGATAAATTAGTAGAACAAAAAAAGGTTAGAGCATATCGCCTAGTCTATGGTTTACTAACTATGAAAGGTAAGACAGCTTCTAAAGATGATGTAACTCTTGAGGATTATCCTGTTCTTTATCGTGTCTCTGGATTGAATTACAACCCTATTGGACTAGCCATTGAAAGTCTTGGTAGACAAAATAAGATTATGTTTAGACATAATATATCTTTGGATACTGAAAGAAAAAAGACAGGCTCTAATGTTTTCTATGTAGCTAAGACATCTATTGAAAATACACAGATTGATTTTTCTGCAAAGGATAATCAGACTATGGATATATTCAAAGCTGTTATGGAAAAAGAAAATGCTAGTGTAATGGATAGTTACAACGAGGCTATCAAAAGTAAAACTAATACCCAAGATATTGCAGACGCAAAAATCTTAGAAAAGGTATCAGCATAACATGTCCAATGTAGTTGAAACACTACAGAACTTTTTGGCACAGGCTTGTAAAGAGCCTGTGTCTGTATCATCAGAGATTATTGATGAGTTTGGAGAGTTGTGTAAAGAAGCATTTAAAAAACAATTTACACAGGAGAGAGAGAAAAAATTTAGAATTAGAATGTCTAACATTGGTAGGCCCATATGCCAATTGCAAATGGAAAAAGAAAATAAGGGTGCTGACATTGAAGAGCAACCTTATAATTCTAAACTAAGAAATATGTTTGGGGACATTATAGAAGTAATAACATATGCTATGATGAAAGCATCTAATGTAAATATAGAAAGCTACCAAAAGAAAGTAAAGTATAAAATACATGACGAGCTAGAAATGTCTGGTAGCACTGATGTAGAAATAGATGGTAAAGTTTATGATATTAAATCAGCTAGCCCTTTTTCTTATGATAAAAAATTTGGAAAAGATGGTGGAGGATTTACTAAAGTTGCAGAAGAAGATGTGTTTGGATACTTATCCCAGGGTTATCTATACGCAGAGTCTCTTGGTAAACCTTTTGGTGGATGGATTGTAATTAATAAATCAACAGGAGAGATACAACTTACTGCTCCTCCCACTGATGATAGTAAATATAAAGACCAAGCAATAGGTTTAGCTAAACGTAATGCTGAACATATACTTAATGGTAAAGAGTTTAAGAGATGCTTTACTGATGAGGAGGAAACATTTAGACAAGTAAAAACTGGTAACAGAAAACTTGGAACTATCTGTTCTTTCTGTTCTTACAAGAAACCTTGTTGGGGTGACAAGATAAAGTTCCTACCACAGCAACAATCAAAGGCCCGTAATCCGAGATGGTTTTGGTATACGGAAGTTAATCAACCTAGAGAGGATAACAATGTCGGATGATAAGGCCAATGGCAAAGATAAATATAATTTTGGGGAAGGTATAACTATAGTTATATCTCCTCAATCTCCTAGCACATTTGCTTGTGGGATAGATAAAGGTTACGAAGATGATACCGCAGAGAAGACTGCAGTAAAGACTATAGCATTAGGTCTTTGTGAATTAGCATTACATCAACCAGACATGGTGTTTGAAGTAGGGTTAAAAGTTAGGTCACAGATGGAAGCAAACCTTTATGATGCTGACATAGATGAAAATAACAACATAGTGGACATAGAAGAATGGCTAAAAAAATTCAAAAAACCAACCCTAAACTAAATACTAATAACAAGTTTGACCTTGATTTAAAGTATGGACAGATGCGTGAGAAACAAGTTCACAATATGTTTTACAATAAAAAGATTGAAGTTAAAACAGAACGAGACTGGTGGGCAAAGACAGGTAACATAGCTATTGAAGTAGCCTGTAATGGTAAACCCAGTGGGATTAGCGTTACTAAATGTGACTACTGGATACATGTACTAGCCATTGGTAAAAAAGATTACTGTAAATTAGTATTTCCTATTGACAGAATAAAAAAATTAACTAAAAAATATAAGGATAAATCAAGAATGTTAGGAGATAGAAACGCATCTAAATGTATCCTAATACCACTAAAAGAATTATTTAATAAGGAGAATATAGCTTAATGAAAAGCGTAGATATTTTAAAGAAAGCAGTTAGTTATGTAGGAGATAGCAGAGAAAAAGAGTATGGTAATAAATTAAAGAACCATGATAACATTGCAAAGTTGTGGTCTGCCTACAAAGACACAGAGTTTACAGCTAGAGATGTAGCTGTAATGATGGCCTTACTTAAAGTTGCTCGAACAAAGCAAGGTAAAGTATCAGAGGATACCTTTATAGATGGGGCCGCATACATGGCAATAGCAGGAGATATACACGATGAACTTCATAATAAATAGAGAACAAGTTGAGAAACTTATAAACTATCTATTTACCAGACCTTATAAAGAAGTGTTTGGTCTAATAGAAATGTTATCTAAAAATCTAAAAACTTTGGATGAGAATATCAATCCAGATTTTGTTAAGAAAAATGACGACCCTTCCAAAAAAAAATAGTTCCACTCTAATTAACCTCGAAGTGAAGTTAAATAAAGATGGAACTATTAGTTTTGATTATGACTATGTTAGCCCAGATACGTTTGTGTCTGAGGTTAACAGGGTCAACCCAGACTTCCCTCACACCCACACCATTGCGGCTATGATTAGAAATACTGTAAGTGAATTAGATTATATTGGTGCGGAAATGCAAAAATTATTAAAGGCTATCTAGCTTTATATGGGTCTATATAAAAGTAGTGTTCTCCATATTTTTTACCGTTCGACATTGGGTCTTGATTAAAATACAAAGCACCCCCAGTATTATCTTTTAATTTACCTGCTAGTAAATCTCTAGCTATGTTAAAGGCTTTTATATACTTCTCTTCATGCGTTTTTCTAGGATTATTAAACCTGTCTTCAAATTCTGTGACCCCTAAGAAGTCTCCGCTTCTAATTAATTTTTCTATTCTAGTTTCTCCTTTTCCAATACTAAACCCTGTCTTTTTATTTGCTCTGTTAACTACAACGTTTGCCATAGCTAACATCTCTTCTTCGTTTAAATTCTTATCACCTGCTTCCGTGACAATCATTTTAGCAATTAAGTCTGCATCATACATAAATTTAATTTCATCTGGCTTTTCTTTTGAAACTATAGGCGTTTCTACCTTTTCAACTTTAACATCCCCAGTGGGAACATTATCTTTATCAAATTGTTGCCCAGGCCTAGCTTCAATTATTTGTTTTTCTTTTTCTTTCCCATAGCCAAGCAAACTTTGAACTCGTTCTTTCATGTAAGATATAAATCCATCTCTATCATTACTTAAATCTTCTACAACTATATCATTGTAATCTACTTTGTTCATACCATACTTAGATTCTTGATACTCTTGTTTAATTACATCCATAGCCTCTTTGTCATTTATGTATGGAGATACATAGCTTTCTTCAAAGCCTTTACCAAGAACTACTGTCTGCCCTTCTATTTCTTTTGTTTGTAATCTTTCTGTTTGTTGATTTAACGCATCACTTGTTTCTGTCATAAATACTACTATTATTAAACTATTTTTTAACCAAGCTACCACCAAAGTACAATCCAATAATTGCTGACATTAGATGGGTATCCAGAGGTGTAATTACTACGCCAAAGAACTCTTTATCCATAGTTATTTCTTTTTGTTCTACTAAGAATAAAAATCCTCTAGAAAATTCTGTCCAAGTTAAATACACACTTGTATCAAAAAATACAGGTGCTAATTTAGGCCAAGCAATAATAAAAAATACAGCAGTTAAAGCTATAATTCTTCTAGTAAATTGAA